AGACGCCGAGGCTATCGCCCCACCTACCCCGGCACAGGAGGAGGCGTACCTCCGCAAGCGGGCCGCCGAGATGGGATACAAACTGGAGAAGGCATGACCTCCGACGACGTTCGCGCCGCCCCCCCGCCCCGCACCGGCCCTGAATGACCGCCACCCCCTCCGGTGCTGCCCGCATGACGCCGCTCGACGTGTACCGGTGGTGCGGCCCGCGCACGGGCGGGGCGACTCCGGGGCAACTCCAGTTCCACGCCGACCCCTCCCGGCAGCGTCGGTTGCAGGCAGGGAATCAGGTGGGCAAGAGCTACGCGGGCGCAGCGGAAATGTGGTGGCTCGTCACCGGGACGCACCCCTACCGCCCCGGCCCGCCGCTGAAGGAGGGCTGGATCGTGATCCCCGACCTCTCCGGTGACTGGCCGAAGCTATCAACCAAGATCAGATCCTTGCAGCCCGGAGAGGTGCTTGCGCCACGGTGCAGGTATGACCCGGTGCGGGGCTACGTCGCAGCAGGCCGAATAGGGATCGAACTGAAGAACGGCGCGGTCATAACCCCCAAGAGCGGGACGCAAGACCCCCTCGCCGTCGAGGGTGGCACGGTGGACTGGATCTGGGTGGACGAGCCGCCGAAGCGCGCCCACTGGCATGCCCTCCCGCAGCGCGTCGCCGTGCGAGGTGGGCTGATATGGCTGACCTTCACGCCGATAGGCCGCCCGCTCGGGTGGCTCCGGGAGTATTTCGAGGGCAACCCCGATAGCAACCCGCCGACCCCTCCCGCGCCTGGGTGGTCGGAAATAAGGCTCCGCCTCACCCCCGAGAACTGCCCGCACCGCTCGCCTGGGTCTATAAGTGAACAGGTAGCCGCTATGTCGCCGTGGGAGCTAAAGCAACGCCGCGACGGGGAGTGGGAGGGCTTGACCGAGGGGCGGAGGTTCGTCGCGTTCGGTGAAGGGTGCCTCGCCCCCGACTCGCTTATCGAGACGTTCAAGGCTTCCTTCGTTCGGCTATCCTGGGATCACGGGGAAGGTACGGATAACCAAGTAGGCTACTTGCTGTTCGGAGACGGACTACGGTGGGTTGTGGCTGATGAGGTTATCAGTGAGAGAGGGAGTACCCCCGCTATGGACGCACGCCGCGCAATTGACATGCTCACCCGGTGGGGGTTGACGGTAGACCATGTAACGGAAGCCTACGGCGACACGAACAGCGCGGGCAAGGCCGGGGCGGGTGCAAGCGTCAATGCCCTACTTGAAGCGGCTATCGCGGACTTATCGCGCCGAAGCAAGGCTCCATTTGAGATTCGCCGTCCGAACAAGAGGGCCGGTTCGGTAGCGGCGGGTGAGCGAGCCATAAACTCCCTGTTCAGGGAGGGGCGGTTATTTACGTCGCCACGGACACCGAGCCTCAATAACGCCCTTCAACACTACACCGGCACCGAGAAGGACTTGAAGCACCCCATAGACGCCTTGCGCTACGGGCTTTCGGATATTCTGCTATCCCCGTCAAACTCTACGGCTACCTCAACCGCGACCCGCTTGATTGTGGTATAGGAAGGAGCATGACCCCTCCCTTTGCACCCGCTATGCCCCACCATACAACCGTTGACGCCGCCATGCGTGAACAGGCGGCCCTACGCCGCCGGTTAGTGGAGGGCGAATGGCTTGAAGACGCTACACGGAGGCAGGCCGACTTCTTTGCGGAGGAGGTTCGTGAACTCCTGCCCCGCCCCGTACTATCCCGCAACGCGGCCCTACAGGTATGGACGCAAATTGCTACGCTGTACGACGACGCACCTACCGTGTCCGTCAACGGCGAGTATGCTCCAGCGGTGCTAACGCCACCTGACCTATGGCCCATGAGGCAACAAGCGCACCTCCTTCAGGTAGCCGCAAATGAGAGCCTTATGCGTATTGACGTTGACGCGCAGGGGGAGGTCACCTACCGAGTCGTCGCCGTGGACGCGGTCGTTATGCGCGGGGCTGCACGCACCCCTATAGGTGCGGCCCCCTTCAACCCCACCCGCAGTCAACCCGTGCGCGTTGAGGAGTGCCGCCTCCGCGTAACCCCGGAAGGGGGTGAGGTATGGACATGGGAGATATGGGACGTATCCGACCCCGCCGCCCCTATCTTTCAGATATACGCCTACTCGACGGACGACGCGCTCCTCAAAAATGTGCATCACTGGGTGGATATGACCGCTCACTACGCGGGGGTAGAGGGGTGGCCGGACGGCTACAGGGACGCCTCCGGTCGCCCGGTGCTTCCGTATGTCCTGTACCACCGCAAGGTGAGCGAAACCTTGCGTGACCCGTACGGAGGGCAAGAGGTCGTTAGCGGGACGCTCGACGCCTCGGCCCTATGGACTATGTGGTTGAGCGGCGTGCGAGACGGGGCGCACCCGCAGCGGTATATCCTCGACGGAGCCGTCCCTGTCACCTCAACGAGCGGTGGCGGGGCGCGGGGTGTACCTGATACGCAAGTCATTCGCATGAACCCGCAAACGGTTCTCCCAATTCACGGTATCCGGCGGGGCGAGGACTACACCTCCCCTAACGCAGGTCAATGGCAACCGGCTTGCGACCCTTCAACAATGGCGACTGCTATTGAGAGCTATGAAGCGGGACTGGCAACGAGCGCGGGGTTATCCCCGGCGGACGTTCACCGTGGTACGCAAGGTGCGTCGGGCTACAGCATAGTGGTGAGCCGCAAGGGTCAACGCGACCAACAGAAGAAGTTGATCCCCCCGTCGCGCTTGGGCGACCAATTGCTGTTCGCAAAGGCCGCCGCCCTTACCGGGGCGGGTGAGGCTCTTACGAACCCCTCCGCGTGGTCTATCGAGTACGCAACAATGACTACCTCCCCCGAGGAGGCCAAGGCTGATCAGGAGGTTATCAAGGGCGACCTTGAACTCGGCCTCACTTCTCGTCGCGCCGCCATGAGAAAACGCAACCCCGGTATCTCCGAACAGCAACTCGACGCTCTGCTTGCCGAAATAGAGGCGGAGAAGAAGCCCCCCATGCAAGAGGAGGCTGCGGCCCCGGTGCAGGAGGAGGCCGACATGCAAGAGGAGGAGGCCGACATGCAAGAGGAGGAGGCCGACGTTGAGGAAGTGGAGAATGAGGACGCCGCACTTACCGCGACCCTCACGCTTGCGAAGGCCGCCGCCGAGGCCGGGGATAGTGAACTTGCAGCGAAGGCTATCACCGCAGCCCTTGACCTACTTGCCGCTGACGTAGAAGAAGACCTCGCGGAGGAGACATGAGGGACTTCAATGCCCGTTGAGCGCGTAACCGTCAACGGCAAGCCGGGATATCGGTGGGGGAAGTCGGGCAAGGTGTACTTGTACACCCCCGGCTCCGTCACCTCCCGTTCGCGTGCATATGCAAGCGCCACCCGGCAGGGGCAAGCCGCCCGCGCTGCGGGTTATCGCGACTCCGACGCGGGGGGCGAGCAAACGTACACGCCGCCCGCTAACGTCGCCGCAGCAGCGCGTGACGCCCTGGAGTTGCGCGCCAGCCTCCCTCCTTCTCGGCGTGCCATGACCCCTACTGGACTCGCCCGCGCCCGTGACCTCTCAAACCGCCGTCCGGTGAGCCTCGACACGGTTCGCCGCATGAAGAACTACTTTGACCGACATGAAGTAGATAAACAGGGAGAGGGGTGGGGCCAGGATAGCAAGGGCTATCAGGCATGGCTCGGGTGGGGTGGCGACCCCGGTCGTGCTTGGGCAAACTCCATCCTCAAACGTCAAATAGCCTAAACCTCTCACCACCCTTTCGGAGTCCACATGCCTACCGATACTGCACCTGCTCCGCAGCCCGCGCCCAATAACCCTACCGTGACCGACGCCAGCGGGCGTTCGCTTACCTTGGGCGAGTATGACCCCGACCTCGGCACGCATACCTACATGGACATGAACGGCAAGCCCTTCATTCCCGCCCCGGTACTGCAAGCCGCCCGTGCAAGGATTCGGGAGTTGCAGAGCAAGGCCGAGAACCCCGGCGACGAGTACCGCAACCGTATCCGCTCCGAACTTGCACAGGAGTATGAGGCGCGCATTGTGGAGGCGCAACTTGACGCCGCGCTCACGCTGCATGGCTTTGCCGAGGACGAGGAGACTCGTCAGGAGGTCATGGCCCGGTATAGCGCGGTCAAAGCCGACGCCGAGGGCAAGCGCCCGAGCCTCCGTACTTGGCTCCAAACGCAACGGGAGGCTAATGAGGGCGCGGGCGCTCGGTGGACGAGGTCGTACCTGAAAGACCCGGAGCGGGTCACGGCGACCCCTCCCGCTGGCGACTCGCCCCCGACCCCTACGTCGCCGCCCCGCCCCCGTAGTGACCCTAATGGAGGAGCCGGTCGTGGACTCCCCCCGGCCACGGGCGGAAAGTTGAGTGATAGGGACTGGGAAAATATGAGCTTTGCCGAGGTGTCGCGCAACCTCGCCTCGTTGCGCGCCTCCGAAGGCTTGCCACCCCGCCCCGCGAAATAAGTTGACACGCACCGCCCTATACGCTACACCTTATTAGTATCGGCCAGCGGGACGCCCTCCGACAACGGGTGTAGGCCAAAAGGTTCTGCCTCACCCTCTCGCCTGGAGATACTCAAATGGCTGACGAAGTTACCCTTGCTACCCTCACCAGCAACGGCGGGCGTATCGCCAAGTTGCTGGCCGCCACGCTGCACACGAACCTGTTTGACTCGCAGCAAGGGCTTCGCGGCCTCATGGTGCGGCACACCCTCACCGGCCCCTCGGCTACCCTGAACGTAGCCAAGGCGAGCATGGCCTACACGGCGGCGGCTGCGTCGAGCGAGACGAGCGGTGGCGCAAGCAACACCGCGTTCTCGACCGGCAACTTTGACCTCACCACCGCACGGTATATCCTGCGGATGCAGCCGTCCGACCTGTTCGCCCTCACCTCGGCGGGCGCTCCGGTCACTATCGACACCCTGACTATGGCCCTCACCATGGCTTTCGACCAAACCCTGGCGAGCCTGTTGACCGGCCTGTTCAGCGGCGTGTCCGGCAACGTCGGCACCTCCGGCTCCGACCTCACCTCGAACAACTTCTTCGACGCGATATACACCCTGAACCTCGCCAACAACCCGCGTCAACTCGCGGCGGTGTTGCACAACCAACAGGTCAATGACCTCATTGAGAGCTTCCGGAGTGAGACGGGGGCTATTCAGTACCGCTCCGACATTCAGAACATGCTCGGCAACCCCGGCGCGGCCTATCGGGCCACCGTCCTCGGCGTGGACGTTTATCAGTCGGACAAGGTGCCCCTCGCCAATGCCAACGCCGACCGGCAAGGCTGCATGTTCTCGGAGGGGGCGTTCGGCTACACCCTCGGGGATGTCTCCGAGATTATCCGGCAGCAGATGATCAACCCGGCGGACGTCATAGTGCAGTCGCCGGAGATGTTCATTGAGCGTAGCCGCGACGCCGCCAACGGCTTGAGCGCGCTGTTCCTCAACATGTATCCGGCGGTTGCGGAGCAAGAGGACGCCCGCGCCGTCAAGATCACGACCGACGCCTGATAGCGCCCGACCACCCTCAACCTCACTCAACACCCCCCAACACGGAGTTCATACATGCCTGCCGTGCAACTGGCTCACCCGAAGGCCGCTATCCCTACCTCGTCAGAGGAGGGGTTGCTCCCCGCGTCAATGGCGCGGGGCCGGTGGTACTACGCTCACCTCCCTACCGCTTATGAGTGGGCCGGTAAGGAGGCGGGCTTCCTTCCCATACTCACCGAGCAGTATCCGGTCGCGGGCGTCAATGGGGTTCGTGAGATACTTGCACCGGACGGTCGGCCTATCGGCATAGACGACAACGGGCTACGGGCGGGGTTGACGCGCAAGGGTGCCATTATCCTTGACCCGCACGACCATAGGCTCGGCCCGTGGCGTAACTATGTCCGCATGTATCCGTGCGTCGGCGGGGGCAAGTGCTATGTGTTCTCTACCGATAAGGGAGGGGTGACGTTCACGCTCCTCCCTAACGGGTCGGCTATCCCGCAGGACGCCGCCGAACTGCTGCGCGAATTTAGGGCGTGGTTGCTCGCGGAGGGGATTATCCCTCCTATGCCCAAGCCGGTCTATGACATGCTCATGGAGGTTGAGTATCGGGGGCTGAACCGCCTGATACGTCAAGCGTCGTCGAACCCCCATATGAGCGAGCAGGTAGAGCAGAAGCAGGAGCGTATCCGCCTCATGGAGGCTGCCTGGGCAGCACTTTCCTATATACAGTCACCGGAAAGTGCTGCCCCGGAAAGTGCTGCCCCGGCGGCCTCCACCGCCAGCCCCGCACGCCCGCGCCGACTGACCGCTCCGGTGGTCGAATGAGCGGCGAACACCCTAACGGGCGTAAAGCTATAGATGATTTGACGCGACGCCTCGTAGAGGCCGGGGTGAAGCCGACCGACGCCGAGAAGCGCGCAAAAGAAGCCGCACGCCGTAATGACCGAGAGAACAACCGCTAACCGCCCACTCTAAAGGAGTGGGTGACAACCCTGGGAGATGCCCCCGAAATGTCCACCGCACTGACCGTCCGTGGAGCGCCGCGCAACCGCAAGCCACAGATTTTCGCGGGCTTGCTGCTTGCGAAGAACAATGTCGCTGAAGACATAGCCAACGCCGTCCCGTTCAGCGCAGGAAGCGGCGCTCCGAACCACAACGCGCACGTCGCGGGCGAGGTCTACATTCGCACCGATGGCACCGCCGCCGCCGGTACGAAGGTCTACATCGCCACCGACACCTCCGGCACCTGGGCGCCGTTGGTGAACCTCTCCTCGCTGGCCGCGACGGTGATCGCCCTCACCGACAACACCGCGACGGCGCTGGACATCAAGGAGGGCAGCACCTCCTACCTGAAGTTCACCACCACGGACGGGAGCGAGGTCGTCACCCTCGGCAAGCCGCTCCTCCTCAACGGCGGGTTTGCCCCCGGCTCGGTATTCACCTCGACCGAGCAGACCGGCACCGGCAGTAGCCAGAACGTAGCCCACGGCTTCGGCACCACGCCGTCGAAGGTCTGGGTGATGGTGTCGGACTCTGGGGCGACCGGGATTTACACCGTCGTCCCCGGCGCGCATGACGCCACGAACGCGAAGTTCACCGTCACCGCTGGCGTCAAGTACTACGTCCACGCGCTGAAGTGAAACATGAGCCTCTCTGCCACCCTCACCGCACCTCGTAGTGTAGAGCGCGCACAATCGTGTACGCTCACGCTGACGGTCACCGATACGCAAACGGGGCTGGTACAGACCCCGTCCGCTGCGACCGTGACTATCTACGATAGCTCTACTGTTATCCTCGCGGCGACGGCGGCTACCACCCTCGGGCAGGGAGGCTACTCATGTACCTACGACCTGAACGCGGCGACTATCCCTACGTCGCTGCGCTTGACCGACCAATGGTTAGAGGTTTGGTCGTTGACCATTAGCGGGGTTATTCATAACTTCCGCGTGACCGGCTACCTTTGTCGCCACGCCTATCACCCGACCCTCACCGACGCGGACTTGATAAGGCTGCACCCCGACCTTGCAAGCCAACGCCCCCCCGGCTTGACCACCTATGGTGGTTTCCTCGATGAGGCTGAAGGGTGGGTGCAGCGCAAGCTACTTCAGAAGGGTCGGAGGCCCGAGCTTATCTTTGACGCATGGGCGCTACGGGACGCCCACCTCTACTACAGCCTATCCCTCATATTTAGAGCCTTCGCCTCCTCGCTTGGTCGGGGACGGTATGCGGAGGAGGCGACCCGCTATGAGGCTATGGCTATGGAGGAGTTGCGCTCCATGAAGTTCAGGTACGACACGGCGCAAACCGGCACGGTGGATACTCCGCAGCAGGAGAGCCAGAACACGCCTATCCTGCTCACCTCGGCACCGAGGTATGGGTGGTGGCGATGAGCGGGTTGACGGGCGGAGCGCCCGGACTGCGCTCCCTTGACTCCCTCGGTGAGCTATACGATAACCTCACCTCCACGCTCGCCCCGGTGATACCTACCGGATACGCGGCTATCACTGACGACGCCATGGAAGATATCGCGAACGCGGGTGCGGCGCGCATAATGGACGCCGTACCGATAGACCCGGAGGACGGTGCGCCTATCCCGGAGCAGTACCAACATAGGGGAGCGGTTGTCACCTTCCCCTCGGAAGCTAATGCCGGAGATACCCGTGGGCGCGAGCAGGAGGGCTGTATCGTCACCGTGGTTATCCACGCCATGCGGCGCAACATGCCGACCGCGCAAATAGACGCGACCCGCGCACTATGGTCGTGGGAGTCGGCTATGCGGTCGCGCATTTTCGCGGCCCCCCTCCTACGACAATATCGTCCGCGCTATGTTGGGACTGAACGTGGAGTCTCACGCAGCGGCGCTGAATGGCTTACTTTCGCGCTGACCCTCACCTTCTACCTCTATCGACCGGGAGCGACTCACAATGCCTGAAAGCAACGCCGTCCGCACCAAGCAGGACGCAATAATCACGATCACCAATGGCTCGGTCACCTACACGGTCGCGAAGGAGGCGGGTGACTTCAACGTCGATATCCCCGGCTTTGCCACCACCAGCGTACTTGACCGGGGGCAGTTCGGAGCCGATCCCATTATCCGCAAGGGTGATGAGCAGTCCGTTACGGGTGGGTTCTCTATCTACCTCCGCGACCTCCCGAACAACACGAACCTAACCCTCCCCGACCTCTGCATGGAGCTAAACGGCACCGTCGCGGCGGGCTACACCGGCACCACCTCCAATAGCGACGTCAAGACATGGACGCTCGTCTACACCATTGACGGGACTTGGAACGGCGAGGCCGATCAGGTCATGTCCTTGTACAAGACCGTTCTGCGGTGCAGCATAACGGAAGGTGACCCGTCGAGCGTGTCGGTGACCTTCACTTCTCACCAACCCTTCCCCACCTTCACCTGATACGGAGTCCACATGCCCACTACCCTCACTTATCAGGGCGCACTTGACCTCACCCTGTCGTACGTCGCCAAGTGGTCGAACGGCTCGCAGAGCGGCCCGCTCACCACAAAGGTCGCCACGTCGGTTCGGATGCCTACGGGTACGACGGACGGCTCTATCGACCGCGCCTACTACGCGAACGTAACTGGCCTCGGCTCTGCGGCGACGACCACCTTTGACCTCGCCGGGTCTTTGACCGATCCGTCCGGCGCGACTATCTCCTTTGCGGAGGTCGTTGCTATCTTCGTTCGGAATAAGTCCGCGACGGCTGGCAACGGCATAAGGGTCGGCCCCGCCGCCTCTAACGGCTTCGGAGTTCTCGCTACCGGCAAGGGGTTCTGGCTCAACGCCGCCGACCGCGCCATTATCCAGCCCGCAAGCACGGCGGAGTCTACCGGTGGTGGCAACTTTTGGTTCGTGTACGCTATCGACGGCGTACCCGTCACGGCGGGTACGGGCGATCAGTTCGTCGTCACGACCGAGACGGGTGCTTCCTCGGCGGCCTTTGAGATCCTGATCCTGGGCCGTAGCGCCTAATAACCTTCACCTGCACGGAGCGTTCACTATGCCGACTCCTCCTTCTCCTACACCCCAACAACTGCGCGACATAGAGGCCGCCGAGGTCACCCTCGACCGCCTGTATCCCGACTGGCGAAACCCGAAAGACGCCCGTCGAAAGGCGGGTGGGTTCGGCCACCTTTCCTTTGAGCAACAGGCCGAGGTCAAGTACGCGTTGAAAGTCCGCGACCTCCGCCTACGCGGCCTCTCTCACGGGGTGCAGATAGTGTACTCCACTTCTGGCAGGCCGTTCGCTCACCCCGTACCTGCCAACACCCTCGTCGTAGACCCATACGCCTTGCGGGACGCCTTGTCCGACCCGGAGGTCTACGCCTTCTTGCGTGACCGTGGCATAGTGCGAGGTGAACAATGAGCGCCCGCATATGGACGCACGCGGGGGTTCAATACCGGATGCCCCGGTACAAGGACGCCCTTGAGATAGTGAAGCGCGCCTCCGACTTTCCGAGAACCCCCGACTTGGAGGTGCAGGTAGACAACCTGCCCTTCATGGCCGACCTTATCCTCCTATGTTGGGCTGATACAAGCGCAACCCCGCCGTCGCCCTGTACCGATAGCGCGGAGTGGTTAGCCGACAATGGTTGGAGCCTTGTCGAAATCCTCCTTGCGGGGGCGGCCTGTTTGACCGAGGTGCAGCAGCGGTTGTACGCAACTACGGACGGCGCGGTCAAACTCCGGGATTTTACCTCTCCCCGGAAGGCAGCCTCGATTACCTCCTGACCGGGGCGGGAGTTGAATTCATGGGACACCCTGACGCGGCATATGACCTGACCCCCGAGGCACAAGCCCGCCTCCTCGGCTGGCTATTTGCACGTTCGGAGAAGTTTGAAGGCAAGCGCAAGGGTAAGAGCGACAAGTTGAGCGGTGAGGCGATATTCAACTACTGGCAAGGCCGGGGAGGGAAGAACAATGAGTAGCGCCCTCACCTTCCCTATCCGGCTACAGTCCATAGACCTGCTGCTCCTTACCGAGCATGGGTCACCGAGGAGCCTCACGGCACGGGAAACGTCTACCCTACGGGACTACGCCGACCTCATTGTTGAGGAGATACAGGAAGCGTGGCCGGTGGACACCGGCACCTCCCGCGACGCATGGGGCTATGAGTTGTACAACCACCCTCCAGGGATAGGCTTCGATATCACGAATGATATGGAGTACGCGGCCTACGTTTGTGAGGTCGGACGCCCTGGAGTACCGATATACACCTCGCTCGTGCCTACGGTTGTTCAACGACATGCCGTGGCCTTGCGCAACCAACTCACGCTGCAAATCAAGGACGAGGAGAAGCGTAGAGCCTTACGTGCGGAGCGAACAGCGACTCGGTTAGCGGGGGGCGTCCCCCAAATAAGGAGGGTCGGTTGAGCGCGGATATTGTGGTCACGACGACGGTTGACTTGAGCGCCGATATTCAACGTCGCCTAACGGACGCCGAACGGAAGCCCCTGCGCAAGTTGCAAACGGAGGCGCTCTCCTACATAACCTCCAAGTGGAAGGGGTGGAAATACGCCAACCGTCCGGCCTCCGCGCCCCGTAACGTGTCGCTTGCCAAGTGGAAGGGCAAGGTAGAGTCCACCGAGCCGTCCGCCGTAGCGTTGAAGATAACGAACGAGGCCCGCTCGTGGGATACCGGCGAACCCTACGTTGCACAAGTATCACGGCGAAGGGGTGGCAAGAGTGAGGCCACTATCCTTATCGGGGATATCGTCAATGACCTTTGGCCCGCGACGGTAGCACAAATGCGTGCAGAGGTAGTCAATGCCCTGAACAAGCCCGGTAAGCCAAAAAAGCTACGGCAAAACACTGGAAATACCGCGTCGGTAACCGCCGCGCCGATTATCCTGTAAGGAGGTAGAGCATGGCCGGGACTGACGTTAGGGTTTCCTTCACCGGGGATACCTCGCAACTTGCGGCGGCGAGCAAGCAAGCTAACGCCGCTATCGCCTCTACAGGGCAGGCTGCCGACAAGGCCTCCGCCAAGCTGAACTCCGCGTCTGACGATGCCAACCATGTAGGCGACGCGTTCGGTAAGGCCGGGGGTACGGCGGGCAAGCTCGCCGGGGCGCTCGGCTCCCTATCACCGACCGCCTCTGAAGCAGCGGGCAGCCTCGCTGATATGGCCGATATAGGCGAACTGGCCGCAGAAGCGGGGGTCGCGCTTGGTATCGCTGCAGGAGCCGCCGCCGCCGCTGTAGCCGCTGTCGCCGCCGCCCTCGCTATCGCCGTAGTGGCGTTCACCGGGTGGAACGAGGAGGTTGCTACCGCAACCCGGCTAACCGAGCAGCAGAACGCCCTCACCGCTGCTATGGCCCCGCTGTACAACGACACCGAGGCGACTATACGGGCGACAAAGGTTGAGCTTGGGCTTATGACCGAAGCCCAAGCCAACATGGTCGAGGTCGGGCTATCGGGACTCGAA